AGACCGACACCATGCGCTTTAAGGCGACGGAACGGTACATACCTTTTTGGACTGACCCCCGTACCGCCTACGGAACGCCTGGGATGTGAGCTACACCGCCGCGGTCGGCGCGGCGGACAATCAACCCCAAGCCGCCTTCTGTGCGGCGGGGACCGCATAGGAGAGGCATTCAATGTCCTACCCCGACATCACCACGACGGCCTTTGGTCCGATGTCCAGCATGGGCGTCATGACGTTCGGCGTCGGCGGACTTCTCCCCTTCCCCGGAAAGTACCTGTGGGTCGACGAGGCCAACGGCAACGACGGCCAGCCTGGCACGGCCAATCAACCGCTGGGCAGCTTAGCGGCCGCCTATGCGCTTTGCACGTCGGGTCACAACGATGTCGTGCTCTTTCAGGGCACGCAGCACACTGCTGCGACAATCAACTGGGCGAAGGATCGCACGCACCTGATCGGCCTGTCGGCGCCGTGCGACAACGACCGCGCGCGCATCAGCCAGACCGGCTCGACGTTCTTCACGCCGCTGGTCAACGTCACAGGCCAAGGCTGCATCTTCCTCAACATCGGCACCTTCTACGGCTATGTCGACGCCTTGGCGTCGGTGTGCTGGGCCGAGGCAGGCGGGCGCAATTACTACGGCAACTGCCAGCTGCTCGGCGGCGGCAACGCGACCGGCGCCGCGCAGGCCGGCATGCGATCCCTTACGATCGCGGGCAACGGCGAGAACCTGTTCAACAACTGCACGGTTGGCCTCGACACCGTCGTACGCGCAACGAACGCGAATGCGTCGCTGGAGTTCCTGTCCGGAACGCCGCGCAACGTCTTCCGCAACAGCATCTTCCAGATGGACACGAGTCTTGCGACCAACGTGCACGTCAAGGTCGGCGTCGGCGGAATCGACCGTTATGCGCTGTTCGACAACTGCAGCTTCATCAACGCGGTGGAATCCGGCTCGACGACCATCAACGCGGCGATTACCGCCGACGCCTCGGCCGGAGGTGCGGTGATCCTGCAGAACCCGATGAGCCTGGGCGCCACGGCAATTGCCACCGCCGGCCCGGTCTACATCATCGGCAATGTGCCCACGGCCAACACTTCGGGCATTGCCATCAAGGCGACCTAACCGCAAGGAGGTTCCGTGGGCCGTCCCGTCGTTACCACCGTTGCGCTGACGACAGCGGCGACCGCCAACGGCATTGCCCAGGCGCAGACCCGCGTCGGCGCAGGCGCGCTCAACCTCAACGGCTCGCTGGTCTCCGGCGGAATTGCCACCCTCGACAGCGGCGGCGCCGCGCGCACCGTCGTCATTCATTCCGCGGCAGACGATACCGGCCACACGTTCACCGTCACCGGCACCGCGCCCGATCCGGGCAATCCGTCGCGAAACATCGCCACGACCTCGACCGTGAAGGGCGCGAACGCTGGCGATGCGATTGTCCCGCTGAACTTCGTGACCGTCACCGGCGTCTCGATCGACGCCACGCCGGCCGGTAACGTGACGGTCGGCACCGTCGCCGGGTCTGGTCCGTGGGTTCCATGGGACGCCAATGTGCGCGTACCCTTCGCGGTCTCGGCGGCTGGCGTCATCAACAGCGGCGCGCCGACCTGGCAGGTGGATGTGACCTTCGACGACGTCTACAACACCGCGCCGAACGCGATCACCGCGTGGCCGTGGGCAAGCCTGACGGGCAAGAACGGCAACGCCTTCGACGTCATCACCAACCCAGCGGTGCGCGCATCGCGGCTGACGCTGACAGCGATTGGGGTCGTGACGGGCACATTCACACAGCAGGGCGATTAAGCCATGGGCAAGGTCCGGTACTTCGACGGCGATTTCCAGTTTCCGAGCGACTTCGGCTTCAGCGGGAGCTCGAAGGGCAACGTCAATCCCCTGCCGCATCCGACGCGCAGCCAGGATGAATTCGGCGACGACGCCTATCTCGCCAAGCAGAACGAGACGCCACAGTACGCCCGCGGCGGCCGCATGCCGAAGATCCCGGCGCCCAAGGCCGCGAAGGCCGTCGTCAAGGCGGTGCAGATCGGCAAGGCGCTCGGTGCGGCAGGTGCAGCGGCACGGCCTCCCGCGATCCGCCCCCCAATGCAGGCTCCCGCAGTTCCGGCCGGCGCGCTGAATGCAGCTGCTCCGCCCCTCACGGCAACTCCGCCCGGCATGAAGCGTGGCGGCCGCGTTGCGAAGAGTGGGGGCGATTCCCGCTTCGATAGCGACGCCGAAGCCGACCAGGCGCTCGCGCACGATCAGTACCAGCCGGGCACGATGGGTTACGCCAAGGGTGGCAAGTTCATCCAGTCTGGGATAAGGCGGCCCGGAAGGATGAAAAAGCTCGCCAAGGCCCACGGTGTCTCCGTGCACCAGGAGATGGAACGTGATAGTCATAGCCCGAACAAGTCGCTCAGGTCGGCTGCAAATCTCGGGCTTCGTCTCACCGGCGGCGATCTGAAGCCGCATCGAAAGAAGAGGTAGGTCATGGTCAGGCATCTGAAGGACGGCGAGGACTTCGGCGCGCAACATTTTGCCGCCGAAAAAGATTTCGGTTTCACCGGTTCCGCGCAGGGCTACGACCCGCACCCCGTCGCGCCGCCGTTCGCCGGCGCCAGGCCGACCGACAACGGCCAGAATCTCACGCCGTACGCCCGCGGCGGTGCTCACCACATGCAGCACATGCACCCGCATGGTCACCGCGTGGTCCGCGTCGAGCACCGACACGATGGCTCCGTCGTCCATCACCACGCCCACGGCGGTCACAGCATCCACCATGCCCATGGCGGCATCACGCATCACGACGCAATGGGCGGGATGTGTCACGCCCAAGGCGGAGCGCACATGAGCGACGAGATGCAAGACAAGGCGATGGTCGCCAAAGGCATCCACCAGCACGAGAATCACGAGCATCACGGCGAGCACACCGACCTGCATCTCGCCCGCGGTGGGCGCCATCGTCACCCCAAGGAAGGCTCCGCCGCCGAAGAGCGCGGGGAATCTCCGGAGTTCGAGGCCCACGAGGACGAGGGCATGGCTCGCGGCGGTCATGCAGCCCGCATCCCGCGCGGCATGAGGCCCAAGGCGACGCATGAGCATCCGATCGGCGCCGAGATGGCGATGAACCGGCCGCCCCGCTCGCCCAAGCGCAGTCCGACGACGCGCAACGCCATGCCGGGCGACGCGATGGGCATGGGCGTCGAACCCAGTGCCGAACCCGACATGCCTCCGGGCGGTGACGGCGGCGCGCCGATGCTACGCCGTGGCGGCCGCATGGGTCGCCATCGCGCGTGACCCCCGAACTGATGAAGGCGCAGGCCAGCACGTTGCGGGAATGGCAGCGGAGCTGGACCTTCGAGGAAAAGCCGGGCGCTTCGGAAGTCGCGATGCTTATGGGCCGCGCGGCCAAACTGGCGGACGCGATCGCCGCGGACGAACCCATCGTGATCGAAGAGCCTCCGAAACCAGACGAGCCGGTGGAACAGCCGCGCGAAGGCTGATAATCTGCCGGCCGACTTGAGTTGGCGCCCGACCGCTGGCTGATCCGCACCCGAGGAGATCAGCCATGCCATCCAGAAGCCGTGCGCAGAATCGCTTCTTCCATTGGTCCCAGGAGCACCCCGGCGCCGAGGGCGCGGCGCCGCCGAAGGTGTCCAAAGAGTTTCTCGCGGCCGATCACGGCAAAAGCCTCAAGGGCCTGCCGCAGCATGTGCCGCACAAGGCGCAGGGCGGTCCGGTCAGGACGACTGGCTATCCAAAAAAGTTCAACTGGTAGGGGCTGGAGGATGGTGAGGCGTCTCGTATCCAATCCGGGGGCGGCAGCCAAGCCGTTTTCGCTGGTAGCATCGCATGCACATGCCGTGAGCTTGGTGCTCTCGTTCTGTGGTGCCGCAGGCGGCGCAGCGCGGATGCTCACGAGACCATCCTGGACATCTGCGCCGCGCGTGAATTCGATTGTGCTCGGCAGGCGTCAGGGCAATGAGATTTTCCGGGCGGTTGTCCGTCGTGTTCTCATTGTCGTGGTGGACGTGAATCTTTGGGTCCGTCACGCCCTTAACGAGACGGTGCTGAAGCGGCCATACTTGGTCCGCTGTCTTTTCCCGGATGTACCCGCGGTCACTGAAGGTAGATCCGATCGGCCTGGCCTGTGGATGGCCGTTCGCCGCGATTCGGGCAGCGGTTATTTTTCCGGCGACTTTTCTGCCATGCCCGGCAACGTAATATTTCCCATCTTTGCTTGGGTGCCCTTGGCCCCAGTTCTTGCCGGTCTTTGCGTTGTACCTGCAAGGAACCACCTCCCCGCATCCGCACCCGCAGAAGTGTTCAACTTTTTTTCGCGGCACTCTGTCCTCTCCACATTGGAAACCGCCAGATGGTAAGCACGAGCGGCACGGTCTCTGCGTACAACGTGACTAATAGAAAGTTGGTCGAGCATGCGGCGCGACGTGCTGGCATCGCTCCAGAAAAGCTTAGCGCAGAGGATTTGGAGGTCGCAATGGACCTCCTCAGTTTTCTAACCTCGGAGTGGTCGAATGCGGGCTTTCCGCTGTGGACGCGCGAGTACAATCTGCTCGGCCTGACGCTCTATTCGCCCGACGTGCAAACCCCTCCGGGCACCGTCGACGTGCTGACGGCCTACTGGCACATCTTCATGCCCTACCGCGGAGCCTGCGTGCTCTCCACCGGCGCCGGCGACAACAGCCTGTTCGGCGGTCAGCCCAATCCCGACGTGACGATCACGGGGCCGAATCCGTCCGTGCTGGTGAACTTCACCTCGCAGACCGAAACCGACACGGTCGGCGTGCTACCCGGCGGCTCGTCCAGCTTCACCGCCGCGCTTCAGCTTTACGCTTCGGACACCGATCCGGCGACGCCGACGCTTGTGCAGACCCTTGCGTCCACGACATTTGTTCCGGGCCAGTGGAGCTATTTCACTCTCAACCCGTCGATCACGGCGCAGTATCTGCGCATTCTCAATCCGACGTCCGGATCGTGGGTTCTGAACCAGTTGAACTTCGGCCTGGCGAACGGCGTCGACATCGAACTCGGCCCGCTCAACATCGACGACTACTACACGCTGCCGAACAAGCAGATGCAGAGCGACCGTCCGAATTCATGGTTCGACGATCGTAAGCCGACCGCAACGCCCACGCCGAAAATCTGGCCGGTGCCGAACTTGGGTGCCTACTACAACGGCACGGTGAGCGCGCTGATGCGCCGTTACATTCAGGATCCCGGCACACTCTCGCAGGTCATGGAGCTTCCGCAGCGCTGGTATGAGGCGATCGTGTGGCGGCTGGCCTCGCGCCTGATCGACGAGATCCCGGACCGGAGCGGCGGCGGCGCCGACGCAACAATGACCTATTTCCAAATGCAGGCCAAGCAGCAGCGCATACAGCGCATCGAGCAGCAGGCCGCGCGTTCCGAGGCGATGGCGTGGAGTGAGGAGCGCACGCGCAGCCCCATTCGCCTTGCCCCCAGCATTGCCTGCTACACGCGCTAAGGACGCCCCATGCCAACCTTCATCGACACCAGAGGGCAGACAAAACTAGCGATCGGCATCTGCGCGCGGTGCTCGGTGAAGATGCCCTATTCCGAACTGATCGAGGACGGCAACATCCCGGGCCTATGGGTTTGCGAGGCGGATTGGGACCCTCTCGACTGGTGGCGCCTGCCGCCCCGGCAGACAGAAAATATCACGCTCGAACATGCGCGGCCGGACGTGAACATCTCGTCGCCAGGGGCTTCGCCGCTGCTTGTACCGCCAGTCGACGGAGTCCCCGCGGTCGGCTACGTCACGCCGTGGCAGCCGAACACACCCTATGCGAAGGGCGCGAGCGTCACACCGCTCAACATCAACGACGAGAACGTCCCCCTCCCGCAGAATTGGTTTCTGGCGGTTTCTGGCGGCACTTCGGGAGCGACAGCGCCGAATTGGCCTGTATCTCCCGGCGTGCAATTCACCGAAGGCGGCGTGACGTGGCTATGTCTGGGGATTTATCCAAACTAAAATGACGACGCGCGCAACAGTCTGGCAGTTTTGGAAGAAGCTTCTTCGGAGGCATTACGTGCGACCACGCCTTACCGGAAAGGACCGCAAATATATGGCCGCTGGTCACGCCAAACTTTTTTGCGACATGCGCGTAGGTACACCCGAGGGCGACCATTTCGAATATTCGGGCAACGCGCATCTCGTTCAGAACTGGACCGTCGTGTTTCCTTCGCCTATTCGATCGGCGCTTTTCCACCATATCGCGCATGTTGTCGGTGTGCGTTCCCAGAAAAAGGTGCTTCGGATTGCAGCACGGCGGGCTGTCGCATTTGTGCAGGACATCAAAGCCTTCGGGGATCGGTCCATTTTCTCGCTCCCACGCGATGTGGTGAGTATACCGAAGCTTGGTGCCGTACTTACAATGCCCGTAGCCGCCCACGAGTGCACCGCTCCACGGCCAGCAGGCGTCGCTGCCGCCCGATTTGTCGACTCGGAGAAGATAATTAAAGGGCTGCCTAAGGCGCTGCTTTCCGCGTACGCCTATGTACGCTACCTTTTTTGTAGCCATTGCAATCTCCCATCTTGCGTGGTCAGAGGTGCCGTCCCGTTTGCAGCGGGCGGTACCTCGATTTTATATACACTGATTGCCGGAGCTTCAACATGAGCGGTACCGGCGCGACTTTTATGACATACACGTCGCTGTTCAACGACGTGACCAACTATCTCGAGCGCGGACGGACGGCATCGTCGGACCCTTCCGTCTATCAACAGATTCCGCGCCTCATCAATGCTGCCGAGCGCAAGCTGATACAAGTTTTGAAATTGCAAGGGACCATCGAGGTTCTGATCGACAACACGGGCCTCACATCCGGGCAAGCGATCGTCACGAAGCCTGATCGTTGGCGCCAGACCAAAGAGATGTACTATGGCGCTGGCGCCGGTGCGAATGAGCGCACGCCGCTATACCCGCGCTCCTACAGCTTCTGCACGCGCTACTGGCCGAACCGCGCGACGACGGATACCGCGCAGCCGCCACTCTTCTACGCCGACTACGACTATCAGCACTGGCTGATCGCGCCGACGCCGCCGGCGACCTACCCGCTTGAACTGCTCGCTTACATGCAGCCGCAGCTTCTCAGCGAGAGCAACCAGACGAACTTCTGGACGCAATACACGCCGAACGCGCTTCTGTATTCTACCCTGATGGAGGCGATCCCATTTATTAAGGACGACGCTAGGATTCCTGTTTGGCGTGAATACTATCAGTTCGAGATATCAACGCTGGGGCAGCAGGACTTACAGAAAATCATGGACGCTGTAGCGGAAAGAAACAGACCATGACGCTATGCGACATGTTTCCATGTCTTCCCATGCACAATATGCCAAATAGCCTGCTTGGTTACGCCGTAGCGGTCGCCAACCGTTTGCAACCTGTCGCCGCTGAGCACGCGTCTCCTGATTTGCGGAATGTCTTTAGTCCTCAGTTTTGCAAGTCCGTTGCGCTCACCCTTCGGGGGGCGCGCGCGTCCCTTCGTGATCATGTCGTCGATGTTGTCCCTTTGTGTCCCCAGAAACAGATGTTTTGGATTGCAGCAGGGCGGATTATCGCATTTGTGCAGGACCCAGAGTTGCCTCGGAATTTTTCCATGGGTGAGCGTCCACGCGATCCTGTGCGCTCCAGTCTTCCTGCCGCTGTAAAGCGGCGAACCATAACCGGCGCGGTCCGTTCCGCGAACCCATGGCCAACAACCATCAGGCCCAGCAGATTTATCGACGGCATCCCAGAATGCCCGAATGCGCGGTTGAATGATCGGCATGCCGTGGTTGCGCGCGCGGTCGTAGTGGCGACGGCAGAGATTTCGCGCGTACACGGCTTTTGTGCATCGCCGCAGCGAGCATGTCTTGCCGCGCGCATGTGTGCGTTTTACGGTGTGGAACGTCATGGCGAGCCTCAATCTCGTTATGGCCAGAGGCGCCGTTCCGTTCTCAGCGGGCGGCGCTTCGCATTTGTGGCACCACGCCGCGCGGCGGACAAGAGGTGGAGGGTCGCGCTCAATGAGTTTTAACAACCTTTTTACTGGCAATGCTGTGCGCGCTGCGCTCCCCCAGTTCGAGGCGATCGCACTCTCCGCCGACATCGCGCTACTCTGGCCGACCGAGAGCCTGGAAGGCTCGCCTTATGTTGCTGCGGCAATAGACGTCGATCCGTCCACCACTGGCCTTACCATTGCCATGCCGGACGCCACGGCCGGCGCGACCGGCGTCGCCACGCTCATCACCAACACCGGCTCGCACTCTTTCACGCTGACCGACACTGGCGGCAACGTCATCACGGTCATTGCGGCGAGCCAGGCATTCGTCATCACGCTCACCGACAACACGACGGCGAACGGCGTGTGGCGGTCCTCTCAGCTTGCGGCCACAACAAGCAGCGCCAATTCCGGCGCGCTGGCGGGCGGGGGATTGCAGGCGATCTCGACGCAGCTTCAATCCTTCATCCAGACATTTGAGGTGAACAGTTCCACCGCGATCGACAGTACCTACCGCGCCTCGGCGGTTGTCTGGTCTGGTTCGGGCGTCGGAACGCTTCAACTCGACACCATCGCGCATCTGACGGCCGGCTGGTGGTTTCTGGTCAACAATATCGGCACGGCAAAGGTTACTATTCAGGCCGCGGCAGGAGAGACAATCAACGGCGTCGCGAGCATCGACGTGCCGGTCGGCGGCTCCGGCAATCCCTATTCGGTGCTTGTGGTCTGCGCCTCGGACGGCTTCTACACGTTCGCTGGGACTCCCGCGATCATTCCGATCGACGGCGGAGGAACGGGCGCGGACAACGCAAATAACGCGCTGGTCAACCTCGGCGGCACAACCATCGGCATCGACATATTCACTGCGGCCGATGCTGCTGCTGTTCTGGCGCTTCT